AGCGCAGAGAAGGCGATAGAGAACGTATTATACGCATGGACAAAGGAGATAAGTGATGTGGAGTGTACTAGCTAAGATCTTTGGATCAGGTGATGTGATTAAGTCTGGTATTCAGCTCATAGATGACATGCACACAAGCACAGAAGAAGAGATACAGGCTAAGACTAAAGCTAAGACTGACATGCTTAACGCATACGCTCCATTTAAGCTCGCTCAGCGTGTTATAGCCTTTGCCTTTACCTTCGTATACCTAGCTTGCTTTAGCCTTGTGTTGGGCTTTACATTAGCTGAGAGAGCTACTGATGCTGCTATGGTTAAACAAGTGCTAGAAGACTTTCAGATAGGGTATGCAATGCTCATCATCCTCGGGTTTTACTTTTCGGGAGGAGCTTTGGAAGGCATTATTAATGCCAAGAAGGAGAAGTGATGTACGATGAACTACGTGATCAACTCATTCGTCATGAAGGCTTAAGGTTAAAACCATACCTATGCACAGCAGGTAAGTTGACTATAGGTATTGGACGTAACTTAGATGATGTTGGTATTACTAAAGAAGAAGCGTTACACTTACTTGACAATGATCTGATGCGTGTGGTACATGAAGCGCATAGGCATTTTCCTGTTATAGAAGTAATGGATAGTGCACGTGCTGACATCATCTACAACATGCTCTTTAACATGGGTGTGTCCCGCCTACGTCAGTTTAAAAAGATGTGGGCAGCGATAGAGAAACAAGATTGGGATGAAGCAGCTAAGGAAATGCTAGACAGTAGATGGGCAGATCAAGTTGGTATGCGTGCTAATGAACTAGCTAAGCAAATGAGAACAGGTGAATACAATGGCTGAACAACCAGCATACACTGGAGTAACATACGATAAGGCTTACTACCGTCAAGAAGGTGAGAGTCTTTTTGATTATATGCGTAGGCTTGCTGAGCTGCGTGCTAGAGGCATTTTAGGTGGAGGCGGTATGTTGGATACCCCTGCTCCTGCTCAAGCTGAGATAGCTGCTGCAGCGCCTCTAGGAGAGGTTGTAATTAATCAACCTAGTAGCAGTGATAGTTCTGGACCTTCTCGTCCAATCACTAAGCAAGAGCAGTACGAAGGGATGCGTACCATGATGGACTATCCTTTACTTGCTGCAGGTGCTCGTGCATTGATTCCTATGGGATTAGGTCATCTATTCCTACGTGACAGTCAGATAGAAGCTAATGTTCGTAATGCTCAGAACGAAGCAACGGGACATCAGGGATTCTTTGATTACTTGTTTGGTCGTGACGGTGATGTAGTGTTAGGTGACAAGGGTCAAGGTAGCGGTAGTCTTGTTACTGGTAAAGCATCTGACATGCCTTACAGTGCTGCTAATCCATACAGCGATGGTGGTTACTTTGATCAGCTTATGAATGAAGCACGCCAGAACATCATGGGTGGAGCTACTGCATACCCTGCTGATCCTGCTTACCCTAACTTTAATAAACAAACTATGGCAGCACAGCGACAGATGATTGAAGCTGCTCAGCGTGAAGCAGAACTAGCTGCTGCTATTGCTGCAGAAGAACGTGCTATGACTAGAAACTATGGTACAAGTTCTTACAGCAGTGGCGGTGACGCAAGCAGTGCATCACGACAGTCCTCAATGCTAGATAGTGGTACTGGTTCAGGTATTGGTTCAGGTGGCGGTAATGCATCACGTGGATTTAGTACTGGTGGTTGGTAAATAAAGTGTTTACTTTCTTTGTAAAACATGCTACCCTCTTTATATAATATGGTGCACAGATAATGACTTATCTTCAAATGGTTAACAACGTACTTAAGCGGCTTAGAGAACGTGAAGTATCAACCATCAATGAATCTTCTTACTCTAAACTCATCGCTACATTAATTAATGATGCTAAGGATGAAGTAGAGAATGCTTGGGATTGGAGTGCTCTTAAGAACACAATCACAGCAAACACTACTAACAATGTATTCTCTTACATTCTTACTGGCACTGATCAAACCTTAGAACTCATAGATGTCGTGAACGATACCACGAATGTCGTGATGCGTAGAGCATCTGAATCAGATATGAATCGTTGGTTCTTATCTGAAACACCTGCTACAGCAGAGCCGTACTACTACAGCTTTAACGGCACGACAGCAGATGGGGAAGCAATCGTTGATCTATACCCTATTCCTAATGCTACGTATGCCGTACGCTTTAACGTCATCCATCGTCAACCAGACTTGGAAAATGACAGTGATGCTACTCTCCTTCCTACACGACCAATCCTTATGCTTGCATATGCTAAGGCTGTTGAAGAGCGTGGAGAAGATGGAGGTGTCGGAGCATCGTCTGCATATGCTGCAGCAGAGCGTTCATTGAATGATTATATTTCTATGGATGCTGGTAAGAATCCTGAGAACCTAGTCTGGGCGACAGTATAATGGCTAAACAATTACAGAGTGCAAGCGTAGCAGCACCTGGGTTTTTTGGACTCAACACACAGGAGAGTTCTGTAACCCTTGCTGCTGGTTTTGCATTACAAGCAGACAACTGTGTCATTGATAAGTTCGGTAGGCTTGGTGCACGTAAAGGCTATCAGTACCTAACAAATGATGTAGGTAGTAATCTAGGTGGTGCACATCGTTTCCTAGACATCAATGGTACAGAGTACTTTGGTTGTTGGAACCATCAGAACTTCTACGTCTATGATGGAAGCAGCTCGTTTATCCCTGTTACTTACGTTGGTAGCAATGTTATTACTGACAGTAACTGGCAAGCAGCTACACTGAACGATGCAGCTTACTTGTTTCAGCGTGGTTATGAACCAATTTACTTCTCTCCTACGACTGGTCAGATTGATGATGTAGTTAACGTAGGTCATGGTACTGTACCTAAAGCAAACACTGTGCTTAGTGCTTACGGTAGGCTGTGGATTGCTAACACTACAGATAACAAGACTACTGTATGGTGGTCTGATCTGCTTAATGGTGCTAACTTCCAGTCAGGTACAGCAGGAAGCATAGACTTATCGTCTGTCTTGGTTAACGGTAACGATGAGATTGTAGCACTCGGTGCACAGAATGGTCGATTGATTATCTTCTGTCGTAACAACATCATCATTTATGGTGACAACTCAGGACAGACACTAGACCCTGTTCAAATGACGCTTGTAGAAGTTATTGCAGGTGTTGGTTGCTCTGCTCGTGATAGTGTGCAGAATACTGGTGCTGATATTCTATTCTTGTCTGACGATGGATTGCGTAGCCTTGGTCGTATTATTCAAGAGAAGTCTCAGCCAATGCGTGACTTGTCTAAGAATATCCGTGATGAGTTAGTACGTGCTGTGCATCAACATGATAGAGCAACCATTAAGTCTGTGTACTCTGCAGACAATGCATTCTACTTGTTGCTTCTGCCAGAGTATCAACGTATCTATTGCTTTGATATGCGTGCACCGCTGCAGGATGGAAGTGCTCGTGTAACTATCTGGGATAACATACCACATACAAACATGCTGAGTGCTCCTGATGCTCTGTACTTTACAGGCATTGATGGCCTTGCTCGTTACAACGGCTACTCAGACAACGGTAGTGCGTACACAATAAAATACTACACTAACTACTTTGACTTCGATAATGCTACGTCACTTAAGTTTCTTAAGCGTCTAGGTATTACACTCATTGGCGGTAGTGGTCAGGACTTTGTACTTAAAGTAGGCTATGACTACAGCGATAGCTATCGTTCATTCCCTATATCTATTGCTACTCAGGCTAATGCTGAGTACGGTGTAGCAGAGTATAACACTACAGCAGAATACACTGTAGGTACACTGTCAGATACTGTACGTGCTCCAATAGGTGGGCAAGGTAACGTACTGCAAGTAGGATTTGAAGCAACGATTGATGGATCAGAACTATCAATACAGAAACTAGACATATATGTTAAGACAGGAAGAATATACTAATGGCTAACTATACTAAGCTAACAGACTTTGCAGCTAAGGATGCTTTGCCTACAGGTAATGCTGCTAAGATTGTTAAAGGAACAGAGATTGATGATGAGTTGGCTGCAATTGAAACAGCTATTGCATCTAAAGCAAACCTTGACAGTCCTGCAATAACAGGTACGCCTACAGCTCCTACAGCAGCGTCTGGAACTAATACTACACAGATTGCTACGACAGCATTTGTACAAACTGCTGCAGCTAATGCAGTATCAGCAGGTATTAATAATCCATCAGCAGACATTGTTATTAACTCTGTTGAAATGGGTAGTTGGACTATTGAAGATAATGGTTCCACTGTTCTTAACATTGCATATAATGGAACTAACATTTTTAAACTAGATAGCTCTGGTAACTTAACAGTAACTGGAAATATCACAGCTTACGGTACAGTATAATGGCTCTGCAATCATCTGGTGCAATCAGTTTCAGTGATCTCCAGACAGAGTTTGGTGGATCTAATCCTATTAGTATGGATGAGTATTATAAGGATGGTGGTTTTACTCCTTCGACAGTAAGCACTACAGGCACAGCCTCAAGCATGAGCTTTTCAGAATCTGGAGGCGCTTCTGGCTGGCCTAGTCCTGTGTTCTGGCGTTACTACGAAAATGGCTCAGGTCCGATACCTACGATTAACACAGCAGGGCAGTTTTATATTCATTCGTTTTGGACAGATGTTGGATGGACTAGTGGTACTTCTGTATGTGATGTCACTATGACCTTAGATCAAAAGGGAACTTATACTGTTTCAGAGGTTGGTTACAACACAGGCGCTTCACGAGGTACGACTGTATACGTTGATGGTACTCAAGTTGCTAGTTTTGGTAACGGAGGTAGTCATACGTTTACTGTAGATGCACCGTGTACATTACGACTGTATTGCACAATGAATACTATTGGTAACTACAATGCACATACAATTGTTGTTACAGGTAATGGTGGAGCTAGGGAACTTACAAGAACAGTTAATGCAAATATACCTACTTCAGGTGTTATACAGTTAGATGATTTTTATAGTGGCGAAGCTACTTATTAAGAGGAATAGAGAATGGCGGGTTTGTTAGATACAGTTAATGGTTTCCTTGGGACATCCATGACAGGCGGTGATGTTGCTATGGGGCTAGGGTCAGCTGGCCTTGGTTTACTAGGCAGTAGCTCAGCACGTTCAGCAGCTAAGGATGCAGCAGCAGCTCAATTAGAAGCTGCTAAAATTGCAGCAGATGCAGCAGCGTTTAAGCCGTACAGTGTAACGACAGGGTTTGGTCAATCATACTTTAACCCTCAGACACAGACAGCAGGTTATACGCTAGACCCTGCACTTGAAGCATGGCGTGATCAGTACATGACTATGGGTGCTCAGGCACTGCCTCAGTCTATGGACACTGCAGCTAATGCGCAGCAATACTACAACGAACTGCAGTCAATGATGGCTCCTGCTCGTACACAAGAAAACCTAGCTATGCAGCAGGACTTGTTTGGTAGTGGTCGTTTAGGTATGCGTCTTGCTGGTGAAGGTGCTGGCGCTGGTGCAGGTGGTATGTATCAACCTGATGTACTAGGCTTGAATAAGTCTCGTGCATTGGCAGATCAGGCACTGGCTCAGCAGTCACGTACTCAAGCACAGACAGAACTTGATCAGGCTATTGCTCGTGGTACTGGTTTGTTCCAGACTGGTGTTGGTGTTGAACAGATGGGTCTTACACCTCTTGAGTTGGGTGGTACATTCGGTGGCTACGGTAGCTCTGCTGGTGCTAACCAAGCTACTGCCTTGATGTCTGGTGGTCTTGGTGCTGCACAGGCTAACCTTGCTGCTGGTATGAACACAGCTAATATGTTTGGTAGCCTCGGTGCTAACCTTATCCGCTACAATTCACCTAACAAAGGCTAAGGAGTAGATCATGGCAGATGGAATGTTTACAACACCAGAAGAGATTCGTGCACAACGTGCTGATGACATACTAAAGCAATACCAGAACACTGCTCAGATGGGTGGTTCAATGAATCAACTCCTTGGTCAAGTTGCTGCAGCAGGTAGTAATGTTGGTAGCTTGATGGCAGAGTCTGGTGCACGTATGTTTGGATTACAAACACCAGAAGAAGCACAGGCTGCTAAGTTGCAAGAAGCATCTAAAGCAATTGATTGGAATAACCCTGAAGATCTGAATCAGATGGCTAAGTATCTCAATGATGTTGGCATGACAGAACAAGCTATCAAAGTACTAGAAAAACGTCAGGGTTTGCTTGATCGTGAAGTAGTTGCTGAAGATCGTTCTCGTGATGAAGAAGATCGTCAGCGTGCTATTGCTCAAGGTAAGACACGTAATGTGTATGCAGATGTTAAAGTACCTGTATGGGACACTAAGAAAGAAAACATTGTTGGATACCGCACTGAGTCTCGTTTGATTACAGAATTCTGGGATGAAAAGAATCAACGGTGGATTCGTAAGAGCGATGCTACGAGTGGAGGTGCAATAGGTGATGCACCAGCAGTTCGTATGCCAGCAGGTGAGAAAAGCCCAGAAGGTATTGATAGAAATGTCATGATCAATTCTGAGAATAAGCCTATGCAATCACTTGGTGATAGCTTGCGTCTATGGTGGGAAGGACTTTAATAGTCGAGGTACGGAATGGAATACGTAAGAATACCTGCACCAGCAGGACTAGAAGATGTCTTTCCACAAGGTATAGAAGTCCGTAAAGACTTGTATGAATCAGGGGATCAGACAGCTATAAACCAAGCTTTAGTTGAGCTAGGTGGTAAAGTTATTCCAATGTCTGAATGGGACAGACGACTACAGTTTGTAGAAGGTGTAACCTCTACTGGTCGTGGTATCCTTGAAGCTACTGGTGTAATGGAAGAAGATTTACCTCGTGAAATGCGTAACCGCATGGTACGTGAAGGTGATCCTCTATCAATGGCTTCTTACTTTGGTGGTGCAGTGGCTGAGTTTATTCCAGCTACAGCAATCAAAGCATTGTCTGCTCCATTTAAAGGTGTACAGAATCCGATCCTTCGTACTGCACTAGAGTTTGGCGCAGTCGGTAGTGCATTGGGTCTGGCTCAACCTGTGTATGAAGAACTAGGTGATGATCGTTTAACAAATGCAATGACTGCAGGTGGTATTGCAGCAGGTGCAGGCGGTATTGTTGCTAAGTTCTTAGGTAAGCTTGGTGCTAAGAATGAGTGGGAGTTTCTTGACAAATGGGAGAAGGCTACTCCAGAACAGAAGCTTGAGTTAGAGAAGTTAGCTGATGAGTATGCTCGATTAGAATCACCTGATGCTATGTACATGCGTAAGCAGGATGAAGCTGCTACGGCTCGTGCTGAAGCAGATGCTAAAGCAGCAGAGATCAATGCAATACGTACTCAAGGTGATCAAGCTGGTGAAGCTATCCGTGTTAGTGAAGCAGCTAAAGCAGAGACTGCTCGTATTCAAGAAGAGAATGCACAACGTTGGGAGAGCATGCGTCTTGCTCGTGAAGAAGCAGAGATTAATGCAAAACAAGAAGCTGATTATCAAGCACAACTAAAAGAAGTAACTGAAGCTACACGACAGGAACGAATCAAAGAACTTGAAACTACTATGCGTAGTAAGATTGTTCCTGCTGCAATGAATCGTACTATTGAAGATGCAGTTGCACTTCTTAAAAAGAATGTATCTAAATCTCAAGCTAAGTTAAAGTATATTCAAAAGCAGATTGACAACATCAATGCAGGGAAAGCTAATACAGGAACTAATGGTCGTGGTATTAATGCTCTTCGTGCAGAAGCTGAGAGATTGAATCGTGATCTACTTACTGATCAAGGTTTCTTAAAGCAGGCAGAGGAAGTTAAACTAGCACGTAAAGAACTAGTAGCACTTAAGAAGAATCGAACATCTCCTGTTGTTGAGGAGCGTGTAGCTGCACAGGTAACAAGACCAGAGCCTGTAGTACTTCAGCCTAAACCTCGTGAACCTGTTATACCTACTAAAACTGAGCAAGTACCACCAGAACAGTTCCAAGCAATACCAGAAGGTATGGTGCAACAATCTACTACATCGCCTCAGAGTGGTGCAGGACGTATTGATCGTCTCGGTACACCTACACAGAAGGTAGTAGATCGTGCTACATATGAAGCAGAGCAAGCTGCATTTAAACAAGCAGAAGCTAAAGCACAAATGGATAGGCTTCAGGCAGCTCAGGGAAGAGGTACAGGAGGTGTTCCACCTACAGGTAATGCTACCCCACAGGGTACAGCTACTCCTCCTCCTAGAGGCGCTACAGAAGCTCCTACAGATCAGGGTAAATTCTCTGAAGGACTAGATAAATTCTTTGGTAGTGTATCTACTCGCTTAGGTAACATCAGTAAAGAGATATTAGGTCGTGCACGTAAGCATGAGTTTAATGTAAGCACAAAGAATGCAGAGCACTTAGCTCGTGTTGAGCCTTTCATGCGTTCACTTGTATCTAAAATTCCTGATAACATCAGAGAAGATATTGCACTTAAACTATTCAATGGTGATCATGCAGATGTTATGCGTATGCTTCCACCAGAGATGCGTAAAGAGTTTGCAGAGGTACAGAAAGTACTGAAGGAATTTAAGAAAGAGTTCGATGAGATTGGTTTAGACTTTCACTTCATTGATAATTACTTTCCACGTAGAGTTAAAGACTACGATGGATTGCTAAAACATCTTGGTCGTGAAAAGACAGGATTGTTTGAAGATGCACTAAATGTCTATGCTAAGAAGAATAGCATGAGTGTTAAAGATATTCCTGCAGCTAAACGTTCAGAGATTCTTGATCAGGTAGTACGTGGTGTATTCCGTAAAGGAGACACTGCTATTATGCCTAATGCTAAACAGCGTAAGATTAATAGGATTGAAGACCCTAAGTTGCTGAAGTTCTATGAAGACCCTGCTACTTCTTTGTCTTACTACATTCAAAATTCTAGGGAGACTATTGAGTCTGCTAAGTTCTTTGGTCGTGGTAATTTCAGCAAGACAGATACAGGTGATTTAGATGCAGAGAAGTCTATTGGTCATTTGATTAATAAGTTAACTGCAGAGAATAGCCTATCACCGCAGCAGCAGAAACAATTACATGACATGTTACGCTCTCGTTTTATACAGGGTGTGCAGGCTCCTGATAAGTTCTTTGCTACGGTACGTGACTTAGGGTATATGGGTACTATTGGTAATCCTATCTCTGCATTAACTCAGTTAGGCGATATAGGTGTATCTCTGTACCGTAATGGTATTGCTGAAACCATCGGTGCTTTGTTCGGTAAGAAAAATTACACTGCACAAGAGATGGGGATTGAGCATACCATTGCACATGAACTACAGAATGAACGTGCAACATCTAAAGCATTGAATAAGATGTTTACTGCTGTAGGTTTTCGTGCTGTTGATAGGCTAGGTAAATCTACCTACATGACTGCTGCAATTAAAAAGAATCAGAACATGGTAGGTACAGTAGACAAACCTAATCTTAAAGGAGAAGCTAAGTTCAGGGAGAAATGGGGTAAGATTTTTGGAGATGATATTGATAGTTTGATTACTGACTTGAGGCAAGGCAACAAGACAGACAATACGAGACTATTAGCATTCAACGAACTATCTGAAGTTCAGCCTATCTCTTTGATTGAGATGCCTCAGAAGTATCTTGATGTCCCTAATGGACGATTGATGTACATGCTAAAATCATTCACGCTAAAGCAGATTGACTTGGTACGTAGGGATATTGTGCAGGAAGCTAAGAAGGGTAATGTATGGAATGCAGGTAAGAATGCTTTCTTACTGTCCAGTTTCTTAGCAGCTACAGGTACATCGGTAGGATTAGTAAAGGATTGGATGAGGGGAAGAGAAGCAAGCCTAGAGCCTGATGCATTAACTGATCGTGCTATGTGGTCTGTGCTTAGTGTGTTTGGTATGAACCAGTACATCACTGATCGTTACCTTAAGCAGGGTGATATTATGGGAGCATTGCAGAACACTGTAACTCCTGCTGCACCTATAGTTGATATGGCAGGTAAAGCTATTCAGCAAGCAGTGAAGAAAGATGGTGATATAACTAAAGCATTGGATGCTGTACCATCTATTAAATCAACTAAGCAAATCATTGAAAACTTCTGGATGGAGAACTAGTATGCCAGCTAAGAAAAAGGATAGTAGACTAGAACGTGCAGGTGTCGATGGGTATAACAAACCTAAGCGTACACCTAATCATCCTACTAAGTCTCATGTCGTGGTTGCCAAGGAAGGTGATCAAGTCAAGACAATCCGCTTTGGTGAGCAAGGTGCTAAGACAGCAGGTAAACCAAAGGCAGGAGAGTCTGAGAAGATGAAGAAAAAGCGTGCCTCGTTTAAAGCAAGACACGCCAAGAACATTAAGAAGGGTAAAATGTCTGCTGCTTACTGGGCAGACAAGGCTAAGTGGTAGCTGGTTAATTCCAGCCCCACTCTCCTGTCATGCCTGATGCATTGTAGTCAGTCACGACACCCTCAAAGAAGTTCTTAAAGGAGTCGCCAGAGATAATCCACTCCAACCAAGGCAGCGGGTTATCCTCGACTCCCCAGTTAGGTTTCAATCCTAGCTGTACAAGTCTACGGTCTGCTATGTACCTGATGTATGTCTTGACTTCAGCTTTCGATAGACCTTCCACATCTCCCATCTCAAAGGCAAGGTCGATAACTTTATCTTCCAGAGCCACAGAGTCTCTGAACATCTGATATATCGTAGCCTTAAACTCGTCATTAACGATGCGTGGGTGTTCATCACAGAATGCACGGAAGAGTTTAGCCATGCCATCACAGTGCATAGTTTCATCACGGATACTCCACTCTACTATCTCACACATGCCCTTCATTTTACCGAAGCGTTGGTAGTTCAACAGCATAGCGAATGCTGAGAATAAGGACATGCCTTCATTCATTGCTGATCGTGCCACTGCAAGAGCAAGACCAGAAGTTGTGTTAACGTCAATGTTCTGCATGAAAGCAATCTTCTCAGCCATCTCCTCGTAATCAAGGAATGCACTGTACTCGGCTTCATCCAGACCAAGCGTGTCATTGAGCAGTGCATAGCTACGCTGGTGTACAAACTCTCTGTTTGCAAATGAGCATAGCATTGCCCTGATCTCGTTGTTCTTGAACTTTGGCAGGTAGTACTCAATGTAGTTAGTTCCTACTGCTACGTCTGACTGTGTGAATAGACGCAGTATCTGAGTGATGTGGTTCTTCTCATTAGC